TCAGCAAATACAAGAATAAAAAAGTTAAAGAATTTATTTAAAAAATCTACAAAGGCAAAAAAAGAGGCAAAAAAAGAGGCAAAAAAAGAGGCACCTGCTAAAAAGGTTACTCAAAAAAAGGTCAAATTAGAAATTGAGGGTGAAAATAAGGAAAAAACCAAAACAAAAAAAATAAGAAAAAAACCCATTATAATTGTTGAGGAAGAACCAGTTGTTGAAGAAAAAGTTGTTCCAAAAAGCAATATAAAATTATCTCAAGAAAAACCTGTATCTATACCACTACAACCAGTACAACCATTACTATCATTAGAAAAGATAAACATGAAATTAACTGATCAAATGTATAATGGAGAGAAAATTGGGGAAGTTTCCCTACCACATCGATATAATGAAGAGTTTATTGATATTTTAGAACAATTTTATAACATTATGATGTCACAAGGTGAAGTTCATAGAGCCCGAGCGTATAAAAAAGCAGAAGAAACCGTTGTTAATTATTTAGAAGATATTACGGATATTAAACAAATGCAAGGAAAACCGGGTATTGGTGCTACAATCATGGAAAAATTCAAAGAGTATGTCGAAACTGGTACTTTGAAAGTACTTGAAAGAGAGAAAAACAATCCTATCAATATATTTACGCAAATATACGGTGTTGGGCCCAAAAAAGCAAAAGAATTAGTAGAAAAGGGGGTTACCACAATTCAACAGTTGAAAGAAAATCAGATGGAATTATTAAATGATAAACAAATTATTGGTTTGAAATATTATGAAGATATACAAAAACGGATCCCTAGAAGTGAAATCGATAAATATGCTGTTTATTTTAAGAATGCATTTGATTTTGCGGTAGATAGTGTTGGTATTGGTGTTGGTGTTGGTGTTGGTTCTGCGGATGGGGCAAAATTTGAAATAGTAGGTAGTTACAGAAGAGGTGCACAATCCTCTGGAGATATTGATGTTATCATCACTTCAAAAAATCGCGGTATTTTTGATAAATTTATCGATAGATTGCTAGAAGAAAAGGTAATCGTCGAACTTCTCTCGAGAGGTCCGACCAAATCTTTAGTTATAACACAATTACCTGGTATGGAATTTCGTCGCGTGGATTTCTTGTACTCTACAGAAAAAGAATACCCTTTTGCAGTATTGTATTTTACGGGTAGTAAATACTTTAATACTGCAATGAGACATGTTGCACTTCAAAAAGGTTATACAATGAATGAACATGGAATGTATAAATTTGAGGACAAGAAAAAAGGCGGGTTAGTTGATCATGATTTTAAGGACGAGAAAGATATATTTGACTTTTTAGGATTACAATATAAAACCCCTGTGGAGAGAATTGACGGGCGTTCTGTTGTAGGGTTTGATGTTGGTATTGGTTCTGTTTCTGATGTTTTAACACATACAAGTAACAAAAAAATTGAGGATAATACTGGAAATGATATTGGTGTTGCACCTGTTTTTGAAATGAAAAAAACGCAAACACAAACGCAACCCAAAAAAATAACAATTGAAGGTGAAGTTGCTCTTACTGAGAAAAAACTTGTTCCTAAAAAGAGGACTCAAACTAAAAAATCAAAAATTTTGGGAGATGAACTACTTGAAAATGTGGTGGTGGTGGGGAAAACGGTCGATAAGGATTTTGTTATAGATGTAGTGGAGAGATTCAAGAAAAATGGTATTAATGTATTGGAATCTCTCTCTGAAAAACAATTACAAGATGTTTTGGATTATACAAACAATGCATATAGAAATATGGAACCTATTATGACAGACAATGAGTATGATATTATTCATGATTATATGGAAATGAAATACCCGAATAATTCAGTATTGTTTGATATTGGAGCACCTATACCAGTTGAAAAAAACAAAGCCGTATTACCATATTCTATGGGTTCAATGGATAAAAGAAAACCTGATACGAATGAATTGGAAAATTGGAAACAAAAATATAAGGGGCCTTATGTGTTATCTTGTAAATTAGACGGTGTAAGTGGTCTGTATGTAACAGAAGGAGAGAAACCCAAATTGTATACCCGTGGGGATGGAAAAATAGGACAAGATGTGAGTCATTTTATACCTTATTTACGTTTACCAAAAGAAAAAGGATTAGCCATTCGCGGTGAATTTATTATTCCAAAAAATATATTTGATTTGAAATACAAAGGTAAATTTGCCAATACAAGAAATTTGGTATCAGGAATCATTAATCGTATTTCAGTGGATGAAAAAATAAAAGATGTTCATTTTGTTGCGTATGAATTCATAAAACCAGAATATAAACCATATGAACAGATGGAACGATTGACCAAAATGGATATTGATGTTGTTTTGTTTACACGGGAGAAAGATGTAACAAATGAAATGTTGTCGAATTATTTGATTGAGTGGCGTAATACATATGATTATGAAATTGATGGTGTTATAGTAACAGATGATAAAATATATCCTAGAAAAAGTGGTAATCCAGAACATTCATTTGCTTTTAAAATGGTTTTATCCGATCAAATTGCTGAATCTAGAGTGATTGATGTGATTTGGTCACCAAGTAAAGATGGATATTTAAAGCCACGTGTTAGAATTGAACCGATTAAATTAGGAGGTGTTGAAATTAATTATGCTACTGGATTTAACGGTGCATTTATTGAACAAAATAAAATAGGTATTGGTGCGGTTATTGAAATTATTCGCAGTGGTGATGTGATTCCTCATATTAAAAGTGTTACACAACCAGCGGAAAAGGCGAAAATGCCGGATGAATCTTATAAATGGAATGATACTCATATTGATATTATTCTTGAAAATGTTGAAAATGATCCTACTGTTCGAGAGAAAAACATTACTGGTTTTTTCAAAGGAATTGGTGTAGATGGGTTAAAATCGGGTAATGTTGATCGTATTATATCCGCTGGTTATGATAGTGTTCCAAAGATCATCAAAATGTCCGTGGATGATTTTATGAAGGTAGAAGGTTTCAAAGGAAAATTAGCAAATAAAATTCATGATAGTATTCAGATGAAATTGAAAGAAGCGTCATTGATTACTTTGATGGCATCCTCTAATATCTTTGGAAGAGGAATTAGTGAAAAGAAAATAGAACCTATCATGGAAATGTATCCGAATATTTTAAACGAAGTTGGTTCGGAAACAAGCGACAATGAGTTGAATAAAAAAATAGAAATGGTTAAAAAGGTAAAGGGAATCGCTGAAAAAACTGCTGAATTGTTTGTTTCAAAGATAGAAATGTTCATCGGATTTTTGAAAGAATGTGGGTTAGAATATAAACTTGATGTCGATGGTCAGGGGGATGTGGAGGAGGATAAAGGAGAAGTCGATGTTAATCATCCACTCTATGGTAAAACAGTCGTATTTACTGGATTTAGAGATGATAATTTGGAAAAAATGATAAAAAAATTAGGCGGTAAAATAGGTAGTAGTGTAAGTAAAAATACATTTGTGGTTGTAACAAAGGATAAATATGATAAAACGGGCAAAGTTTTACAGGCTGAAAAAGTAGGAGTTACTGTTATGGAACCGAACGAATTTACGTCAGCTTATATGTAATGACTATAAGTGTGGAGGTGATATGGATAGTGATTATGTGTTAAATTTGAATTCATATTCTATATATTGTTTGATGTCTGTTTTTAATGCATGATATAATTTGCTTTTTAATTTTTGAAATATATTATTGTTTGATATATCTGTCATTAATTTTAATATCGATTTATTGAATATTTCGTCCATTTTTTCTTTTGCTTTGTTATATTGACCGTGGTTTGGATTTGTTACTGCGATTTGATTTTGCTGAAAATCATTCCATTTGCATAATTCTGTTATTAATTTATTTTTTATTTTATTGAAAATTTTGATCAAATCTTCATTTTTTGCTTCTCTCCAGTGAAATTCGGTTGATGATGATGGTGATGATGATTTGGTGATTATTTCAGTGTATATATAAAATATATTTGCTTTTTGATTAAAACAACAAATAGGCATGAATGATGATATAGGATTTGTTGTAGAACTGGTTACGTCTTGTATATCATTTGAAAATAGATCATCGATTGAATATAAATAAACATCAAGGATACTGTTGGTTGTTATTTTTTTTATATATTCTTCTGATATCATAAAATTATTTATAAATCCGTCAAATGATGTTATCGCTTGAAATTCAGGCGGATTGTGATTGTTTAACCAATCGAGTATGTTTATTTGTTTTTTTTCTTTTGACATCCATTTTTTAATTTCACTCATTTCATTCGACAATTTATTGTATTTTATTAATAAATCTTTTAATAGTTCTATTAATAAACAATCATTTATTTTTGTATCTACAGGGGGTGCAATTAATGGTACATTATGTAGAGGGGTAATATCTGATTCTATTGTATTCTCTTTTGAAAGATCGCACATCAAACAATGCTTGTCATAATGCAATTTATTGTTGTATTTTTTACAACAATTATTACAAATAAAGTGATTGTTGTTATTATAACGATAATCTATATCATTTTTTTTGCTTTGTTTTCGCATTTCTTTTTCTAGTATATTAGCTATTTGATATCCGTATAAATTGTGAAATTGAATTGCAGAAGACATAATGATTATTGATGTTGTTATGTTTTGCTATTAATCGTAAATAAAATCAATTTTATTGTTTATATATGTTGTTATTGTTTGCTGTTTATAAAAATAATATTATATAATATAATACTAATTATAGTAAAAAATAATAAAGTAAGTAAATAAGTAAGCAAAAAGAATATGGTATTTTCTAGAAATGATTTAATTATTAATAAATACAATTGTTTATCCTTATATGACAATTATCCAAAATATTATTATCGTTGCAGTAGCTGTGATACAAATTTAACATCCAACACACCTGCAAATCAATATCAACGACAAAAAATAATACAAAATACTGTACGTGTTCCATCATCTTTATACACTATGAATTTAGGATCATTGTCTGCTTATCAAAAACCAGAAACCGCGTTGTATAGAGTTAATTGGAATCAAATGAGTGATCGTGCTGTTCCGAGTGTTCAAAAATCGAATGCTACTGGTGTTACATATCATTCAAGTAGTACAAAAAGTACTATTACAAGATTACAGCCTGGTGCTATGTCGCCTGGTGGTGTTGGGTGTGATATTAAACACAATTCATATGATCGTTATTTAAATAGATTGAAAGGAAAATCTGCTTTAAGACGCGGAACAATTCCGTATGATTTTGGTTTTGGTTTAAAAAATTATACGTTTAATAGAGCGTTTCCTATTTATGGTGGTAAAACAACAAAAATGAATATTATTAATGGATGCAATTGTCCTCTAACTCCTTCCAATGATAATGATGCTATTCAAAAAAGTGTTTATTTAGATAGTAATGTTCTATTGGTCGATCCATATAAAAATAGCAAATATAAACATGTTTATAACTTATATGATAAAGTTTATTTCATGCATAATGAAAGTTCATTGATAGATGGGACTATTATTGAAATCAATAGTCACAATGACAATATAGAGTATTTAGTAGAATTCGATTATAATAATGAAAAAAAACAATTGTTATTGAATTATTATGACATATATTCTGATAACGAATTTTATAATAATGTTGCAGGTGATAATTGCAATTGTGTAGAATCATGTACAAACGACAATAAATTATCAGTAAAATATTATAATGAAGATGGTGTTTTGAAAGAATGTTCATTACATTATGATAAGGTTACTGGATTAAGCAGTGTTTAATTCATACGTGTAGTGGGGGGTTAGGGTTAGGGTTATTTAGAGTGTGATAGTTTATAAATATATTTATAAATAAAATAATATATTTATAAGTATATACCATGCCATTTAGTACTAGTACAAAAAAAATGAATATGCTTTTGTCAGTTAATAACAAACCTACATATTATGGTAATACACAAGTTGCAACAGTTGGAGTGCTTAACGGTGTAGGAAGTATTGGTGGATCTAGAAGAGCATTCGGTCAAGGATCTATGATTGATAAAATAAGTCATATTAAAAACTCTGGATGCAGTTCTTGTGGTGGAAGATAAATATTTTTTCATCGTGTATTATAAAGATAAAAATGTCGAATTTATCTGTTCTATATTTTAATTCTTCTCCTCAAATTGCATATCCATCTAATTTAAATAATCGTTCTGGATATTTTATAACCATGTTCGATACTGCATTATTGCCGTATAATGTACAATACAACAATTGTAATAATACATTGTGTTATACTTATAGTAAGAATTATATTTATAAACCACATAGTGCGTACGGGATGGTGGGTAGAACTGCTGCGGGTTATTTAGGACAAAGAAAACGATTGTAAAGAAAAAAAGAAAAAAAGAAAAAAAGAAAAAAAGAAAAAAGAAAGAAAAAATTTAAGTGAAGTGAGTTTTTGGTGTTATATAAAAAAAATTGATTACGATTTATTGTTGTTTGATTATTTTATTAAAC